AAATGCTATCTGTGCTTTCTGTTCACCTTCAGCACGAAGCATCTTCTGTCCTATTAATGATTTAACAAGTGGATCAGTAGCAGCAACAGTGGGGTTAAATCTTTTTAATATATGTTGTAAGCCTGGAAGTTCAGCTAATTTCCTGTAGTTATCCATAATAAAGTTAGCTGTTATGACATCTTCCATATCCTGTACCGTAGAAAGTTCTTCAACAAGAGGAGCTACTACAGGTTCAGGTTCTGCATCTTGTGTTGTCTGGAACAATCTATTTATCTCATTACTGCTTTGGTCGCTGGACACCGTGTAGTCATCAACACGGTGTCCATAAAACTTCATTGCTTTAGATATAAGATGAGCTGGTATAGCACTATTAATCTGTCTTTCAGAAGGTCTCCTGGTTTGTACAAGTTCATCAAACAGTTCCCTGACTTTGGGAGAGAGATTCTCTTCTACAGGAGAACCCTTAATGCTTCTGAATACACTGGTAAGCCAATCCTTAAGCTGTGCAAATATCCCACGTACCTCGTCATTTTTAGCAAACCCTGTATCCATATACTCTACAAATGCGTCTGCAAATCTTTCCTCTGCCTGTCTGGGCCATATGTTCCTGTTAGCCAGTGAAGCATATTCATCTTTACCTACAAATAATTCACCAGCAATATCGAGTTGCCTCATACTTAGATTTCTTCTAAAGATATGGGATATCTCATGTATATATGTATTAATATTTGCATGGTCAGTGATATTAACAATATATTTACCACCGTGCATAAAGTCAGTAAAGCCAAGAACAGTACCTCCGTTTGGTGTACCTCCCTGAACCTGAAACATTGTATGCTTCACATTTATTAATGCCTCTCCAAATGTCCTCTTTGTTGCAGGCCCAATAGGAGTTGCCTTTATACCAAGTTCTTTATACAGGGGTAATTTAGTTTTAGGATTAATGGCAAGTAAATCATCTGTAAGTGAGACTGCATGTACATCTGTTAAATTACCTGAAAGGACTGTATCAAGTTGAGCGTATGGTTTTGCACCTACTGCACTATGAATAAGTCTCTTTGTTGCACCATCAATATCATCACTTGATTCAATAACAAGTTGTACTAATTTATTTAAGATACGATCTGTGTTTGCGTTTCTTGATGATATACCTTGAGGCATACCAGTTTTTTCCAGTACAGCCTGTAAGTTAATTCTGTTTGTTATGAAAGGTTTTAATTCTTCATAGGGTAATCCAAGAATTTCCTGAGAATCCATATAAGTACTACTGAAGTCAGTCGTAGTAAAATTAGTATCGAGTATCTTATCTGGTATCTTAATATATCTCTTAGTGTAATTTCCTAATTCAGCTATTAACTTTATTTTACTTGTCTGCATCTGTCCTGCCACTGCAAACAATTCTTTAGCTATACCATCTATATCATTTACTTCAGCAATTAAATCTGCATTTTTACTTGGATCATCTATAATGCTGTCAAGATATTTACTATGTGCATTCCAAAAAGCATCCTCGGATACTTTGGACATTGCATAACGTATCTGTTCGTCGTAATCGTAATACGAGATATTGTAATTACTGTGTGCTGATATATCTAATAAGTCGTTAGCATATTTTATAAACTCATCTTGAGGTAGTTCTGGATATGGTTTTCCAGTTGATATATTGAATAATTGACGTTTTTGTAACTTTATTAAGTTACCAATTCCGTCATGCATATTTACTGCTTCAGGCCCATTATGCATTGCACGATACCCAAGATAACTTGAAGCCTCAAGAGATTCAGATATATTCATAATAAAATCTGAGTCTAGTAACTTAATACCTGTGTCATACTGTCTTGTACCTATTAGTTTAATAGAGTCTTCTTTTGTCCATCCTCTCCAACCAGATAGTCTCATGGTAGATGTAATAGATTTTACAACTCCCTCACGAAGAGAACCTGCTAACCTACCAGGAACACTTATACCTGCATCTCCGTATCTATCTGGGCCATATGTTCCTGCCTTTTTACCATACCTGTTTAGTAAATGATTGGATGTTGACCATGTAAAATCATCTGATCCGTTTAAGGCAGCTTCTATTAAAGTATGTTTTATAATGTTTCCTTCCCACCCCTCCTTATAGGGAAGGCGTGGTGGTAACGGAACGTCTAATCTACTAGTCCATGTTCTGGTTAACCAAGACCATACAGCTTCAGATGCTTCTTTCTTACTATGGTATGTTCCCCATAAATTATTCCCATCAAAAACACCCCATGTTCCTGCTGGTTCAATTGTCCTTCTGTAGAAGGGGTCTAGTTTTAATTCTTTAATAATAAATCCAGCTTTACCTTCAGCTATATCCTCTGGACTCCATCTTATATCTGTAGATAGAGGTTCTAGTTTACGGTTCATTGTTAATCGAGCAACAAACTCGTTGACTATATCTGATGTTCCGTCACTATCGGGGTGCCTCAAGTAAGGAAGAGTTTTATCTCCTTCAAATAATCTTAATCTTATGATAGGAGTTCCCTGCATAGCTTCAGGTATGAACATCTCATGTAGAGTGGGTGGCCCAGTGTCAAGTTGTCTGGCCTGTGCCTCTAGTCTCGCTGTAGGATCACCAACATTCCTCCAAAACTGATCATGAAAATTTTCAGGCTGTATCCAAAACTGATCATGCTCTGTACTAGCCCTAACTCCTTTAATCTGTCTCACCATAGATAAATCCATAAAGTTAGAAGGAGTACGTGCTTGCTGTCTTGCTACTTTACCTTCCTTCCCTGACCAAACATCATATGAAAATATCTTGCGTGACATAATATTTGTATTAACAAAGTCACCAAGCCAATCTGCTCCACCAAGTGGGCCAGGAACTCCTAACTCCATACCCATCAGGTTGGTAATATCCTGTAATCCAGTACCGTATGCTTGAGTTATATTCTGATATAGATCGGGGACTTTATTTCTTGCAATATCATTAACAGGATATATCCAGAAATCATTACTCGTATATTGTTCTGTAAATGAATGAGTTAGATTATCAGGTAACTGTGTGGATACAGGATCATTTAATACTTGTTTATTAAATAAATTATTATATTTAACATCACTGGCAGATGCAGATACTCCCCACATGGCACCACTGTTATCTGTCCATGTAAATGGTATTTGATCATCTGGATTAAGTACGTGTTTTCCCCCTGTCTTTTCTACAATAAAACCTTCTAATTGCTCATTAAAGTCTTCATGAGACATATTACGCCTCATTTCAGATTGATGAGGATCAGCCTGAAACTCATCTCCGTGGGTACTTTTTCTTCCTGTAGTTGTAACTCTGTTACTTGTACGGGCGTGCATGAGAATGTTATTAAACATATTAGTGGGAACTTCTACAAATTCATCGCTGGCACCTATTTGAGTAGGAACAAAACGATCCATCGCAGCATCTAAATATCTTTGTTCATAATGATCTCCCGTGTGTTGCCATGTTCCCTTACGAGTTAATATTTTATCTGCTGCTTTCTCTTCAGGAAAAGGAAGATAATAACGTCTTAATAAAGATGTTTCCCCCATATCTTCTACGGCAAGACGTAACACGATAGCCGTACCATTAGTTCTTGCACCTGGTAACGTACTCGAATTAAAAACAGTACCAGCATACGGATCGATAATACTGTAATGCTCTATTTTTAATTTCTGTCCGTCTATATAACTTCTTATATCACCGACAGTAATACGGTTACCTGGAAAAGATTCAACCCAATCCTCAAGATTAAGCCATTCTATTTCCTCTCTTGGAACACGTAGTCCTGTAAATTCATTGAGTTGTGCATTTTCTGGAAAGATAATACCTGTTTTATTTTTACCACCACGTAATACATCTAAAAGACCGTTACGGGAAAAAGAGTATTCGCTTGGATTATCTCCACTTCTACGCATTCCCTGTTTAAACGGAATCCCACTACCCTTTAAGTTCTCTATAAGAGGACTTTCAAGATAATCTAATAGCATTTCCGTGTTGTGTTTAAACTCAAATAAGTCTCTTGGAGGTGTTACATTCTCTGATGATTGGAATAAGTATCCCTGTGGCAATCCTAACTTATCATTGGCAATAGACAACTCAAGTGCATTGTTAGCTGCAAGGTCATTAACTCTTTTTACCTGTATCTCTGATGCAAGATAGTCTGGGTTTCCGTATCTGTTAGATGAGAACTGTGCTATCAGCCGTGTATGTGCATCTGCCTGCGCCTCTACAACACCGCTATCCATAAGATTCTGCCTTAACCGAATAGAGTTCTCACCGAAATCACTGATACTTACTGCTGGATCATAAGCATTTAGATTAATTGTTGCCCTTAAATCATTAGGGTCTATAGTATTAATGCCAGCTCTTGTCTTCCTGATATCTTCAATCAACGGAATAAGATGATTATCTACAGGGCCAAGAGAACCTGATAGCTTATACAAAGCTGCTGCAGCATCCATAGCCTGCCATTCTATACTTGATAACTGTTTAAGAAGTTTTGGTGCTGTAAGACCGAAAACTCTTCCCGTAGATTGATATACAGCTCCTAGTGGTATATATTCAATAGGATCAGTCAATGCCTTGGTAATTAGTTCTTTATACCAAGGAATTTCTCCCCGTGCTTCAGTCTGCCTTGCTGCTGCTGACCACCTCTCTACATCTCCAAGGAATCCCTCTTTAGCATCAGGTCTTTGTGCTAAAAGATCTACTGTTTCCTGTACTCCTGGTTCATCCCAAGAACCATATAGAAATGGTCTTGCTGGCTCAGCAAAATGTTCTGATGACATAAATGCTTGAAACGGATTCGGGGCACCTCCCAGTATTCCTTCTCCACCACCTCTATGCTCTGGCGAAAGCATTCTCCATATCGGCCCAATTGTACTAGGGTTAAAGCCAGCCACACCTTCAACTAATCTTGTTGCTACATCTAGCCAGTGTTCTGGAGTCAGGTAATGAGGGTCTTCAACTTCTTCCTGTCTTAAAGGTTGTGCCAGCTTACCAGTATCTTGGTCTATTTCAGAAGCCTGTTTTAATGCACTGTTTTCTATAACACCTTTTAACTTACCTGCATCTACAGGGCCAATGGTACCTGCTGCATCTGTTATATTAGGCATTCCCCACTGCTCTTTAATAAGACCAGTATCTTTACCGTCTTCATCTATTACGGGAACAGAGTTCCACAAACGCTGGTATCCCAGACTACGTAAACGTCTGGCATCAGTTACTGATGCCTGCTTATTATCAGGATCAAGTATTATATCTTTAGTCTCTTCCCAGTTTGTATCTATAGAATCTGCAAAGAATGAGGGAATTTCCAGATTATACTTTTTAAATATTTCTTCTATTTCTTTATATGATTTAGATATAGAGAAGATATCTTTATTCTGTGCCCTTTCATCCAGTGACTGCGGATTAATTCCAAGATCATTAAGTATCGTAATGTAATTACGATACTGCCTCTGTCTGTAAAAAGAGGTCATCTCTCTGCTTAGTTCTGGTTGCACTAGAAGTATATTTCCCTTGTTCTTGGATTGTACTGGGATTCAAATGATCCTCTCATCTGTGGAGGAAGGGAACCGTATCTATCATTCCAATCATAATTTCCAAGGAAACCAGTAAAGGTATTATCAGTAACACTGGGTATAACACTCCCACCGCCTACATCTTCTCTTAACAAACCACCCAGTGAACCAAGATACTGGTTATAAATATTCTGGAACTGATTCTGGTAATGACGTTGCTGCATAGGGGTATTCCATTCTTCCCCGTAACTGTAATACGCAGCAGCAGGATTTGCCTCTAGCAAATCACCTGCAAAACTGGCAAATGATCCAGAGTCGCCCCAATCATATTGGTTCGCCATGTATGGCTCCTAATCTTCTTCTGATGTTGCTGCTTGTTGTCCTACACCAAATCGACTCCATAATCCCATAGGATCAGTCATGGCATACTGGAGATAATTACCACCAGTGTTCTGTGCCAACCAGTCTTGGTGCAACCTACTTAATATACGCTGTGTCTCACCCTGTAATGCATATGGAGTAGCAGCCATTACAGGTGCCTGTGCCAATCTGGCTGCATCACGGGCAGCATCAGTCCCACCTAACAGTCCAAATCTTTCCATTACCTGTTCCTCAGCCATATCAGCATAGGGATTTACTGCACCAGTATTAAATCCTAGAGATGCTCCTATTCCCCGTGCCCTGTCTGCCCAACCCTGAGCAGTAAGTGGGCTATAACCAGTAGTATTGCCAAATAACCCTGTTCCTGCCAGGTATTGTCTATAGGGTTGGTCTGCTCCCTGCCCTGTCATACTAACACCTGGTGGTGTAGACCAGTACTGAAGCTGTGCCAAGGGAGACTGTGTTTGCTGGTAAGCATATTGTAATGGACTGTCACTAACTCCTAACTGTGATCTTAACCATGCATCATATACACCTTGCTGCGGTTGAAATATCCCTGCATAATTTGTTCCCATCTTCTATCCCCCTTTCTAATTAACAACACTTGTATCTATTTGTTCTTCTATATTTTTCCGTTTCGGATTAATCATACCAAAGTAATTATTCTTATCAACATACTCAAGATAGTTACCTCCCTCTCTCTCTGGATCGGCAAGCCATCTCTGGTAGAGTCTGTGTAATATAGATTCTGTTTCTTTACGTAATGCCATAGGTGTATGTTGCATTATAGGAAGAGTAGACAGTCGATACTGGTTCTTATCAGCGTCAGATGATGCTTTATACCTCTCCCATAATCTGTAGTCTTTTATTTCCTCTGCACTGTAAGCTCCCTGTTCCAGCTTGGCATCGTCAAATTCCATCTTTGCCCATTCATCCATTGGTGTTCCTATGATATCAATAACATGACCGATATCACCTGTAAGTTCTCCAAAGGTTGGGGTTTTAAAATCACTTAAGAATTCAGCGTATGGGTTTTCCTCTTTTATCTGACCAAATATACGACCAGAACCCTCGGTTCTGGGCTGATCCCAATTTGCATCCAGCATGAAATAAGTATGGAGATCATTCGATTGTCCAGCCCTGAATTGATACTCTGCAGGGCTTGATATAGGAAGATTGGAAAGATAGTCAGAGTATATAGTGTTCCATGGTAAGTCTGCGTACCTGTTGAAAACAGGTACTGGTGCATTTGGGTCTACATCCTTATCTCCCAGTTCTGTACTGGTGGTTATCTTTGTATTCTCACTACCTCTCGTCTGAGGTGGAAGACCTCTCTCCGCATTAGCAAAATCTATGATTGTCTCCCACTTTTCCCTGTTGTTTAATGTTTCGAGCAACCAATCTTTACCATATTTTTCTTCTATTGGATCAAAATAGTTTTCTGGAAGATTTTTTCTTGCTACATACAATCGTTGCCATTGTCTTGTTTTATGCGCAAAATGTGGCCCTTCTGCTGTTGGGAAAATCCATAAAAATCTTCCAGATTCTGTTACCAATCCCTCCTCATTATGTTTAGAAGGCGTATATGAAGATTTAAAAACATTAATTATATCTTGATACCAAGGTAATTCTAGACTGAGTTCAAATGCCTTCCAATCCTTACCATCAATCGTTGCTTCTGTTATACCCTGCTCCTCAAGCTCTTCAAAATATTTATACATAGCCTGAGTTTGAGGTGGGCTAAGCATACCCGATACATATTCGGGAGCTTTTTCATCTATTCCTGGTATGTTCATCTTTGCAGGAGAAGCATTAACTTCATTTAATACTGCACCCGTATAAGCTGTAGTAAAAGGGTCTGGTATTTCTCCTTGATCTGTAGGTATATTTATAACACCACTAGGTTCACTAGGAGATATCATAGGTTCTACAGGATCAGCAGGTATCTTACCTGCTTCCTGTGCATTCTTTATCTGCCAATCGTTCTGCCATTCAGTATCGTCACTCCACTTATCAACAGTACTTGGGGCATCAGGAGTACCAACTCCCAGAAGCTGTGGCTCATATGATGTCTTTTCTACAATAGGAGTAGTCTTTACATTGTTGGTATTGAATTTAAAGCTACCTCCTATATCACCATATGCGTCTATTTCACTGACGTATATCTCGCCATTCCCAGTTCTGCTCCATATATTAAATCCCATGTTATTCCCTTGGCCCTAACAATCCTATATCTCTTAACTGTTGTTCAGCACCCTGACCGTTAGCTCCACCAGGTCTTGGAGAACCTGGTGGTACATTCGGCCCTGCCTGTGGTGTAGGCATAGGTGGAGGAACTCCCATCATAGCATTAGGCATAACCATAGGATTTGCTGTTGGTGGCCCGCCCTGTCCCTGTGGTTGACCCTGTGGTGCCTGTGGCATCATACTCTGCTGTCTCATCATCTGCTTCTGCATAAGTAAATGCATCAACTCACCATAATAGAACTGTGCCAGATCAGATCGTCCCCGATTCTCGGATGCCTGAAGAAGAGACCATAATGATGCTTCTGGAAGTACCCTTTCAGCCATCTGTTCCTTGATGGAGTCCTCTATGGTATCGGCATCCTGTAATCCAAGTATCTTATCCCTGACATATATATCAGATAACAGAGGTGTCGGGCCTTCTCTTGCCATCTGTGCCATAGACATACGGGACATATCGTCTTCTGGTAGCTGGCTTACCAGTGTAATCTCTGGAGTGCCAGCCATTCCTATTGATTCAGGATTAACAGCCTCACTGAAGTACACACGATTCCTGTCTCTGCCACTTACACTTACGGGATCATAAGCTCCAGTGCCATACTGATCACAGATAAGATGTGTGATCTGAATATATGCGTCTTCCATTGCTGTAATTCTTGGTTGAAGAACGGTATCAATACCCTGTCTTAGTGTATTAATAGCAAATCCAGATAGTTGAAACTGTAAATCACCGTATACTGTATGTGGAATAGCACCTCGCTGCATCTCGCCAGCTACCATTCCCATGTAAGCACCAGTTTCTTTTGCAACTTCCATGAGTCCAAGAGGTTTAATATCTTCTCCCTGTGCAAGAGCGACTTCAGCTCCAGCTTTATAGGGGTCTTCATCAAGAGTTTTCTGCCCATCTCTTGAAGTTATAGCTATACCCTGCTTCCTGGATCGGGCAACCATCTCCATCATGACTGACATAGTAAAGTTATGCTTATCATAAAGGTCACGGTTAGCTGCATATACAGATTCTCCGTAGTCAGAAATAGTATCAGTGATAGATGTTTCATCTAAATTCTGTACTAATGGCTGTGGCCCAACCATACCTATAAACACAGGGACTCTTTCGGCACCATGTGGTGTAGCCTGTTTGAGTATTATTTCTCCAGTACAGACTATATTGTGTTCCTCATCATAGTAATCATAGATATCAATAGGAGTTTCATCATCTTGTTCATCTAAAGATATGCCATATTGTTGAAGAATCTCGTCCTTGGTCTTCTGTATCTTATAGCAAGCCCACGCTAAGCCTTCTTCACCTTCGCCCCAGTAAGTGTGCATGATATCCCACGGGGTAATATCTATCTGTGTCCTGTCTTTTGAGTCGGTATGAAGTAGTGCCCTGCCTGCGTACCAGCCTCTTAAAGCTATATACCATGCCATTTGTTCCCGTAGTGATGGCTGTAATCTTCTTCTGAGTCTTTCATCAGCAGCACGTAGTATGCCTATAAGGAACTTTTCCTTTGCATCATTAACATCACGTTCTTCTCTCGGCTCTTCTATATTGGGAATACGTATAACAAGCTGTGCCGATGACATCCATGAGATGATTTTATCTGCATATGTGCGTGGTTCATTAGAAGTATAAGACTCATACCCATCGCCTGCGTCATATGGACGCATACGATATATATCATAATCATCCTGCATCCTATTTCTAAAGGGATAAGTTGCATCTCGGTGATTCTCAACTAGTTTAACTATTTCATCTGCAGTCTTTCTCACCAGTGTTTCACCTTTATTTTTTGTCGATCACTAGCGTAACTGAACCCAAAGTGGTATACAAGTCCATAGATTAGTGCTTTAACACCATGATTATATTTATCTTCTGGAGTATTGCCAACTATATTTCCATCCCTGTCCATCTTCCACCTGTATGCCTGTGTCTGTCCTGTGAATGGATTAGGCACGGCACCGAACTCAGAAAGAAGTCCACGGCAATTTGGGTTTATACTCAAACGTGGATAGCCAGCAATAGGATCAACTTTAAGAAAAGACTTAAGCCTTTCCGTACCGTCCATGATTCCTACCTTCTGTGAGGAAAGATATAAACCAGTATTGGCAAGCCATACCTCTGCAGGAGCTGGCATAGCCTGATGTTGAGTACCAGCTATATCAATCACACCGTACTGTACATCCTGCCACCAAGGTTTAGTCATAGCAGCATCTATTATCTCTTCCGTCACCATGCCTATTTCATATATCTCATCAAACACCCTGACGTTATCGTCAATTATTTGTACAGCTTCCAACGCATAACCACCAGCATACCCAGGGTCAATCCAGATATGAACAGGCTCGTGTGGGAGATAATCAACTTCTTTTGTGTGTATACTGGCTCTGAATTCGTTGAAGACAAGTCCTCTAGGTGGTACAGGCTGCCCTTCAATACGTTCCATAAAAAAGTCATCACTAGAAAATGCCTCCAGCCTTTTTATTTCTGGATCATCCCTACCACCAGGATACAGATGATAATTAGAATAGCTGGGAAGAGAGAATGACTGTTCGTCATTTACCCCCGATTCCCAAGCCGTAAAAGTCTGAGGATACCATCCCAGAGAGCTTTCAAACGTACCGCCAAGGAAGAGCCATCCTTTCTTCGGGGCACATCTACCAACCATTCTGTGGAATGTTTCCAGATCAAGCTGTGACGCTTCACATCCAACGATACCATTGGGGGCACGCATGGCGAGTGTTCTTGGGTCTTTCGCTGACTTCGTTTCGATTCTCGTCCCATCGGATAATACAATCCTTCCCGGGTCTACCCTCTTCGTTACTTCCGCAAGGATACCGAGCTTGGCAAAGTCTTCAGTAAGATATTCAAACTCCGCTCTAGTCCTTTCATAGTCAGCAGCTACAAGCCAGTACAGTCCAGGACTTTCGTCTTCCAGAAACTTCTGAAGAAGGAACTTGGAAGCGACCATAGACTTACCAGCCTGCTCACCACCAGCTACCAGTATGAATCTCTTGTTTGAATTTAATATGGTTGACTGTTCGTTAGTAGGATGAAAGTCGACTATCTCAAATACAGGTGAGGTAGTCGTTGCCATTAATACTTCTTAGATTTCTTTGCCTTAGTCATCTTCTGACCAGACTTCTTTGCGTATCGCTTGGCAGCAGCCTTACCCTTTGAACTGTATGAGAAATGTTTCTTTCCTACTTTGGGCATATTACACTCCCTTTTTATTTACTGATATTTACCGACATTACCGTCAAGTGTTGCAGTGTTGCAGTATAAAAGGGATGGAGTCACCCCTCCACACATCCTCACTCACCGTCTAATAACTTCATCCCTAATGCAATGATACCACCAGTACATCCAGTAACAACTGCAACGTACTGTTCACCATCCCGACATAAAGCTACCGTACTGATAATACCAAGGGCAAGAATAGCTAAAATAATCTGCGGCCTTATCTTCTTAAAGAATTCGTTCACAAGGTTCTCCTTAACGGGCGGTACTCAACTTATATTAACTATCTCCTAATATATATATATATACTATATATAAGCTATATATATAGATAAGTCTTCTAAAGACTTATCTATCTCTTTATATATATTAAACTGTCAGGGGTATCCCCACCAATATTCATTAAAGGCTAAGCCATGCCCCCCTTCTCGTTCAGTATCTCATTCACCTGATCTATAGCAGTTTTGTCTTTCTTATCATTCGATACATCCGAGTCAGTATCCGAGTCCTTAGCGAGTGATCTTAGTTCCTTGAGTACATCCTTAGCTGTGTCGTTGTCTACCATCACTGTCGGCCTGTACTTAGTCGGAAGATTAGCATTCAGCAGAGTGATGAGCAAGATCGGATTCGACTTAGCGTCCTGTATCTTAACTCGATCTAGAGCTAACTGCTCTAACGACTCACAGAACTGTATATCAGCTTCATCTAGTCTCTCCATGAAACCAAAGTAGTTCTCCTTCTGCCACTTCATGACCGTCCTATACTTAACACCAGCATACTGACAAGCTGTCGTCTTACTTCTAGTCTCAACGTAGCATGAAAGAAACTTATCCTGCAGTCTCCAGCTACGTTTTTGACTAGGGCTAAGTGCTTTGTAGGTATCCTCAGTCTTGCTGTCGATTCTAGTAACTAGCATTCTAGACCCCTTGACCTAGCGGTACTCCGCTAGGTTGATTCACCTCTGGTCACTTTGTGACCAACTGAGCAATTTCGCTAATGGTACACCAGATACGGAGTATCTGTCGAGACATTAGAATCGGAAATCGAACATTCGTTCTGGGTCATCCCCCTCCCCAAAGAAAGAGCATTCAAACCCCTCCCCCTAGTCCCCCTCCCCTCGGGGACATCCTACCCCACTGCGGTCTCTTAGTGTCAACGAAGTTGACACAGAGACCTGGTGGGGTGGTCGGATGGTGTCGGCAATTTCTCCGACATCGGATGGCTCCAAAGGAGCCATAAGCCACTGACCAAAGGTCAGTAGGGTAGCCACCAAAGGTGGCAAAGGAGTTAGGCTATGCCTAAGATCGGAAAAGCGAAGCTAGCGAAGCTAGGACTGGGGCCAGACGGCAAGCTGAAAGTCGGAGACTTTCTAGCTTGGTGGCTAGACCCCAAAAACGGCAAGGTAGGTGAAACCTACCTTGACAAAGCAACTGGCACAGAGAGAAAGACGAAGTCTTTCCACTCTGTGCTATCAGGCTTCAACGAAGCCTGTGGCCTCTACTACGACCTTGACACCAAAGGTGTCATTGCCCTGACCAATGAGGCTGAGGCCAGAGGCCTCATCAAGATTCGCCCCACCAGAGGTGGGGTCAAGGGAGTCCGCATCAGTCTACCGACTGATGGAGGATCAAGAGGCATCTCAGCACTAGCTGAGATGGGCTTAGCTCCTAGCTAGGCTCTGCCTAGCTAGACACTAGCCCCTAGCGGTAGCTAGCTACCGCTAGGGGCTTTTCTTTTGTCTCTAGCTAGGAATCAAGCAAGGAATCAAGCAAGCTAAACAAGGAAGAAACATGCCTAAAGCAAGTACAAAATTACGAATCCCTAACTGGCTAGAAG